AAATAGCTAATGTTACCATATTAAAACTCGTTAATGCTTTCGATTAGGTTCTTCAACTTCTTCTCAATGAAATAGTTGAACAGGTTTTTGCGATCCTTGCCGGCCTGTGCTTCATACTCTACTATGATATCGTCTTGGATATTCTGAGGAATGAATGTGAGGTCTACAAGCTGTTGATTGCGACGGTAGCCACGTAACATACGTTCGTCACAAAATTCTTCTGGTTTTTGATTTACCCATACGTCCAGTTTCTTGGTGGCTACAGGTTTCTGACGTTCACCTACAACCAGACAGTTGTCTGATGACAGGAAGTTAGGGATACCGTCACCGATATCACCACGCATAATGTGTTCCTTGATGAACCGATCAGGATCGTTGGTGGTACGGAACTTCTTCTGTACAGGGTCGAACTGCTTGACGTTGTTGTAACGTTGAAGCTGGACAAAGTCCTTGTCGCCCGAGAGTACCAGGATCTTCTCGCTTGTGTCACCATACTTCATGACGAGTGCACCGATGATGTCATCTGCCTCTGCGCCATCAACCTGTACAACACGGTAAGGGAAGAATGCCTTGAGTTCGTCACGGATCTTGTGCAGTGCATCAAAGATCTGAGTCCAGTTAAGCTCAGACTTCTCACGAGACTTCTTGCGGTTTGCTTTGTAGTATGGGAAGATGTCACGGCGCCAGAACTTACGGTCATCACATGCGATGATCATCTCACCATACTCGTCCTTGAACTTCATGTTATAGGAACGGATAGAGTTAAGGATCATGTGCCGAAGAAGATCTTCTTCGACTTCGGTGTTGGTATGATTACCAAGCTGCATCATTAAATTAGAAATCATTACTTGTGAAAGGTCAACAATTATCATATCAAATTAAAGAGTATTCACTCTTCCTCCATGTCAGACGGTATTGTATACTTATAAGATACCGTTTCATCGTCATTATAATTAAACTCAAAAACACTCTCAACCATCTCGTGGAAAGGATGTTCTATATTCATGTATTTATATAGCAGTGACTTAGTTGATTCTACTATCATCGAAACATCTTTGATGTATTCATGCTGATCTACATCAATTCCATTGGCCATGAACAAACCAATTAGCTGTGGAATCATACTAGATGCAACTTCATCAGCATGTTCGTGCCGCATGCGCTCCATGTCAGCTATCATATCGTCGAGCGACTGCGGCGGCGTATTCATCTTTTCTTTAGGAAACCGGATTACGTTGTCTGTCACTTAATAACCCTTAGTAGAATTGTTTGTTCGTTGAGGCGGCCGTTCGGCTTCGACGAAGTAGTCTTAAGACCTTCCATGAAGGACCTAATTGCCACTTTGCCGGCTGACAGTAGTGATTGGATTGATTCGTCCGGTTTGCGAAGACTCTTGGAGATGCTTGTTTCCACATCCCATCCGAGCAATGTAGTTCCCTTGATCTGGATACCAGCCGGACCGACTGCCAGATACTTGGTTAACTTCTTGTACTTGGTGTTGTACACCCATAATTGACTACATCCTACAATCTCAGCAGGGTGAACAGACACAACTTTAAGTGCCTTGTCTTCCTTCTGAAACTTCAAGTTCTTGACGATATCAACGGCCGACTTGACCTTCTTCTCACGTGGCTTGCGGACCTTGACTGCCTTCTTATTATTTATAAAGCGATCAACAAGAAGGATAAAGTTTTCCCAATACTTTTTAAGATCTTCACGAGCTTTCTTCATCTCACGAGTATCGAACTCGTCTGGTTCGTGGTCGCCAAGACCTTTAGCATAGAAGTCACGGATAGCCGATGCTGCCTGAGCAGTTGCTTCCTTGCCAACCAGCCATTCATAGATGTCAAGCTTAGGGTCTGCATCAATAGCTTCTTCACACTCTGTAATGAGCTGATAAATCTTGGCTTGTACACGATCTTGAATGCTGACCACTGTCTTAGGTTCGTCATTGGTTTCATCGCGAAGCGCACTGGCCTCCCTCAAGAGCGCCTGGACACTGTTATTAAAGTAGTCTAGGTTCGCCTGAGGGAGTATATTGCCATTGAGCATGATACGTGCTACGTTTCCAATGGTCTTTGAGATCTTCCACTTTGGAAGTTTACGCAAGAGAGCAACATCATTCTTGCTGAAGTTCTTCTTGACATATTGGAAGAACCACTCACGCGACTGATCGTCGCTTGCCATGTAGTTGTACCAGTTCAATGCATCACCGAGTTTGATGATTGCAATAGGTTCTGAACCATAAGCCTTATCATCGATCGACTTGATAGCCGTCCGAGATATTTGTTTTGGTTTAGTTTTAACCTTGATAGCCATGTGTGTTATTCCTTAGCAGTGTTGATATTATCATCTTACTATAGTTTTTATAATTTGTACACAACTATTTTTTCGGTGCCTTCAATGAAGCAATCAGGCCTTTCCATTTTGGCATGATTGTCTGCCATGAAAAGCGTGTATCTGCATACGTCTTGATGAATCCAAGAAGACTAGTCAGATCATTGTTCTGTACATTCTCAATAGCATACATCAGCGTATGAGCAAAGATGTTTGCATGGAGATTCATATCTTCATGATCACCATCATACTGCACAGTTAATCCACCGGATGTTTCTGTCAATGCAGCAAAGTTAGGATGGACTGCAAGACAACCAGCCGACATGGCTTCAATCAAACAACGGCATGATGTTTCAGGCCAGATAGATGGATACGCAAAGATGTGAGCACGTTGATATGCTGCACGGACCGTTTCCTGATCTGCCCAACCATGATAGTTGATCTGAGGATGGTTACGGCACATTTCAAACAACGGCTCGTATTGCTTATCACGATCTTCCCAGTTGCTACCATAGATACCAAACGACGAGAACACGTCTAGTTCAATATTAGGATATTTCTCAGCAAGTGCAATAAAGACAGGTACCAAGATCTCAAGGCCACGGTGTGGCGTTGACGTATAAATCAGACGGATCTTATCCTTTGGTTTATCAACTAAAGGAATCGGATCGATACCATTTTCAATTACACAAGATTGATGGCTATATGGAATGCCTAGATAGTCACGGTATTGCTGATATTGCCAGTTAGAAACAAAAACAAGCTTATCAAAACGTTCACGGCTTTCTAACTCCATAAGATGTGAAGCTTCCGGATCGCCAGCAAGATCGTGCAAGTGATAGATCTTAATGCGGTTATCATCTAGTTCACGAACGCGTGACGTAACAATCTGTACGCCTTCAAGTTCTTCTCTTGTAAGATGCTTATAGATTCCACGAGTGGTGAGTTCTGTACCGCCGTTAGACTCTTTATTTAGTTCGTTCAATTCAATTAAATCTTCATTCATAGTGTTAACACCCCTTTGTTATCACGCTACCCATTCCCTCTCGGAGAACCCGATGATCGAGTCATACCGGAACGAACGCCATCCTTGTGCTTCAAGATCCCACACTGCCAGAACATCTGGGTTTGGAGTCTTTTTCTGTACTGCTTCTTCAAGATCAGTTTGAGCCGGAAGTAAATTTGCATTTAATGTGCAAACCATTGTACGCTCTGTACCATCTTTCTTTATAAAAACAACACTCAAAACTGAAGCCTTTAATGTTGTTTTAAGGTACTCATTCCGCCAGGAAGTTTCGTCCTGCGTCTGTGTTGAGCCATTCTGTAAGTTTATCGAATCCACCAATTTCATCTCCATTAATAATAATATGTGGTACACTTTTCACGTTAGGGAAAATAGATACAAAGTCATCGCGAGTAAGATCCTCGCCAATTTTCATTTCTTGATACTGTTTGTTTTTTAGGCTTAGAAGAGCCTTTGCTCGATCGCAGTAAGGACAGTTGGCCTTACTGTATATAATAACATTATTGGGCATCAGACTTGCCGCCAAACAAATTAGCGTTGGTCCGTTTGTAGTCACCGTATACGTTATTAGCACGCACTTTGACAAACGGTTTGTTTGACGATGGTCCTGGAACCGTGATCCACGGGTTCTTGCCTTTGCGCCATGCCTCGATCTTATTTAGTGCCTTGTCAAACTCTGTTACTGACTGACGTACTTCTTTCACACCGGCAACGATATTACGGCGTTGACCCTTTGAAACAACAGTCTTACGTGTTCTTTTCTTACCCATTATTTGTATTCCTCACTTTTGCTTATTAACTAACTATAACACCAATTAGATATAATGTACACAAAATTATTAAGACTGTGCTAAACTTTATCGGTTTGGTTTTTTTGATTTTAATTGTTTTAGGTTTTTTTGGTTTTAAAGTTTTTTGTTTAGGAGCACTAAGACTTTTTCTAGAAACCCAACCATCTGCAGTGCGTTGTGTAAGATAACTCTTACGTTCACCAGTATTCAGATTTGTTGTGGTTGTAACTCTTGAATACTTATTACCGCTACTAGTTGAAACTTTAGAAGATCTTTTAGGCCCTTTAAACGACTGTGTATTCGTGGTACGTGTACCATTCTTTCCACTTTTAGTAGTTCTTTTAAACGGCATTACAATACTTTAGTATCGATGAGAGTCAGACCATGCTCTCTGTCAATATACTTATATTCAACCTTTATAGGTTCCCATTCCTGAATAGATTCAAACACCTGATTAATATCCAGATGACTGCATGTATATACATCTAGTTGCATAAGTGCCGGTTCGGCCTCATCCCATACGTGAAGAGCAATATGACTTGTCTCGATGATGGTTACAGCAGTCAGACCCTGATTGCCTTCCATATCAGAATAGACGGCATAAGGTCCCATAAGAACGTTCATCCCGATCTTGTCAACAAGATGTTTCATCCACAACTTAATTTCGTGTGGTGAATAAGGTGGTTCTTTTAGTTCAGCTCTGACGATCAGATGCTTATGTTCTAGTATGCTGCCCACTTCATGTAGTCTCCGAAATATTAAAATGTAATGCTTTTACGTGACTGGCTTGGATCTTGCACTGCACCCATGTGTTATAGTAGTTGCCATCTAGGATTGCATCAGCATCAAAGATCATCTTTGTTTCCCAATAGTTACACTCACCACGGGTTTTGCACAGTTTTAGAATAGTACGTTTGAATTTGTCCTGGCCATAAAGTTCAATATCTTTAGCCAGCGATGGAGAAGATCCATAGTACGAAGCCCAGTCTGACTCCACACGGATCTTCTTACGTTTCTTATTGACGGTCTTGTATCCTGCTTTTGTCAGGAACTTACGTCCAATATACTTTTTACCATTAACTAAGTTCTCGATAAGATAGATGAAGCCATACCATTGGTCATCGTACTCGAACTCATTACCTTCATATAACCACATTAAATCTTACCAGTTTGCACGGAAAGATTTATTTATTCGTCTTCAAGTTCTTCATCTTCTTCACTGGGCAGGTCGGAACCACACAGCGGGCAATACGTAACTGGTTCTAACGAATCAGTGATAACCCTAAACTCTTCTTCACACTCGGCACAGGTTATCCACTTCATTCTTCAGTTATCCTTTTTATTTCTGCTATTGCTCTTTGTAATGCTTGGATCTCAACACCCATATCATGGATACCATGAGCATCCTTATTCTGTAAGAATACCTCTGCCATATCCCAGCAGATCTTCTCTCGGTGGTCTAGGCTATTTAAAACTTCTTGTTCTACCGATCTCATAGTGAGAATCCTTTGAATGTATCTGAGTCGACATCTTTAATAACACCACCAGAGATGTAACTAGTTATCTCTGTTTCCTGTGGGGCAACCTGAACATCAGATCCTGCAATCCACTTCTGCGTCCATGGAAGTGGATTAGGACCTGGCTTACCGTTCAGTCCGATTGCACCCATACGTTTTGCAGCAATATGGTCTACGTAGTCACAAAGAAGTTGTTCATTCAGACCAATCATCGAACCGTTCTGGAAAAGGTAATGTGCCCAACTTTTTTCTTGCTCGACCACTCGATAAAACATGCTGATGCACTCATCCCGTGTTTCTTCTTGTATGCGAGCAAAGTCTGGATCCTCTTTCGGTAGAATTTTGAGGAGTTGTTGTGTCGAGGCAAGATGAACGTTCTCGTCCCGCGCAATGAGCTTGATGATCTTCGCGTTACCCTCCATTTTCTTAACTTCCGCAAAAGCCCAACTGCATGCAAACGAGACATAGAATCTTACTCCTTCAAGAGCATTAACAGCATTGAGACAGAGCCATAAAGCCTTCTTGTGTTCATAGTTATATCTCTCCATTGAACCAAACTCACCCGGCTTTGCAGAGTCAGATATATGAATAACTGGCTGATTCAGATATATCAGATCATCATAATACTTACTAATATCGTCAGCACAATCAGCTATTTCTTGGATGTCCAGCATTTCATCAAAGACTCTGGAAGGATCAGAATAGACGTTACGAATGATATGAGTGTAGGAACGGGAATGAATCGTCTCGAAAAACGCCCAAGTTTGGATCCAGGTTTCCAGCTCAGGAAGCGAACATATTGGGAGAAAAGCCAGAGATGGAGCTCTACCCTGTACAGAATCAAGGAGGATTTGACGTTTGAGGTTAGACGTAAAAATGTGTTTTTCATGATCGTTCAGTGCCTTAAAGTCTTTACCATCACGAGACAGATCTATCTCTTCAGGACGCCAAAAGAAACCAAGCTGTTTCTCGGTAAGCTTTTCAAATGCATTATACCGTTGTTTATCATAACGAGCAATGTTTACTGGCTTACCAAAGAAACAAGTCTGTTGTGTAGCGTCAAATTGTTCGTTGTTAAATACTGACATTAAATATCCT